GTTGTAGGTCTCTTCTTCTTGACCGAACTTGTATCCATAGTTCTGTGACTCGTTCTCAGTAGTTTCACGAACCAGTGAAGAAGTCACCAGTGAACCGTGCATAGCACTGAAGAGTGAACCACCGAAGACACCAGCAACTCCAAGCATATGGAAGGGGTGCATCAGGATGTTATGTTCTGCCTGGAATACAAGCATATAGTTGAAAGTACCAGAGATACCCAGAGGCATACCGTCAGAGAAAGAACCTTGACCGAAAGGATAAACCAGGAATACAGCAGTAGCAGCAGCAACAGGAGCACTGTAAGCAACGCAGATCCAAGGACGCATACCAAGACGATAAGAGAGTTCCCACTCACGTCCCATATAAGAGAAAATACCGATGAGGAAGTGGAAGACTACCAGTTGGTAAGGACCACCGTTATAGAGCCACTCATCAAGAGAAGCAGCTTCCCAAATGGGATAAAAATGCAAGCCGATGGCGTTGCTTGAAGGAATAACAGCACCTGAAATGATGTTGTTTCCGTACATTAGAGAACCAGCAACTGGTTCACGAATCCCGTCGCCTACATCTAACAAACAACCATATCTTGTGACTTAGGTTGCTTCTGTTGACGGATTTGATTTGCTCGTTTTGCGTTTTCTACTCTTCCACCATTTTCTACCCACTCTTTCCAAGTTTGTAGGTGAGAAATACATTCGGTTATTCTTTCTCCTCTTCTTACCCCCATATAAGGAAGTATTTGTTGCAGAATAGATAAAACCTTTTCTTTTTCTCCGATGTGAAGTGTATAAACTTGTTTACCTGTTACAGTTTTTCTTGATGGTGAGAAGTATGGTTTATCTAAAAGTCTACTCAACCTTTGGATAATATCTTCATCTACCATAGAAACTTTGATAAAAGGTGATGGTGGAGTTTTAGAAGTTTCGTAACGGTCTTTGGAACGATTATCTATTCCAAAGTATCCTTCACCTTCTAATAATCCAGCAATCCAAGCAACATCAGTTTCAGTTAAGTCTAACATTTTACTCTTGCGTCTTCTGTATTATTTATACAGCATTAGCAAGAAAAAGTCAACAGTAGATGTGTGGACTATATCTTCACCCTTCATAGAAGGGGCTGGGCACTTAAACCTGTTATTAAGAGGACTGAACCTCTCAGGTAGTCTCTGAACCTTCCTCAAGTGTACTTGAGGCTTGGCTGCTGATTGCCTTTCGGTTTCCAGCATTTCACCCAGTTTCGTCAATACTCTTACGAGTAAGGGACACCGATTAGTTAATGTCTACGGGAGGAGCCGCAATAAATGCGACGACGAAACAAATAGTTGCAGCAAGTAGTGTCGGAATCATAAGGGTTCCAAACCACCCGACGTACAACCTATTATCAGTTGACGTAATCCAGTTACAAAACTGTTCCCAAGTATTTGATTGTCGTTGTTGTGAAATTGTAGCAGTCATTTTTCGTTAAAGGGTAAGTAAAAGTCCAGGGGGTTCTGGATGTTACAATATTCCCCACACCACCCTCCAGTGTGGGTATGAGAGACTGTGTTTAACCTCCCCATAGGTCTCGGTTGAAAGAGGACAAGAATTAAGAACCTGTTACATTTCTTAACCCGTTGATGTATTTATCATAACACTTCTTCACAGACCTGTCAACCCTCCTAAATACTCTTGCATCATAAGGACTACTAATGTCTAAGTCGCCTAACAAGAAGTCCAAGAAAGGACATTCAAAACAAAATCAAGGTAATGCGACTGCAAAAAAAGCAAAAAACGGTGGTAAGAAAAAGTGAGGTGTCACCTTGCCGCGAGAATGGAATACACCCAAGCGTGAACCTTGGAACGCACCAATACATAACATTCTAAAAGCAATAGACAATCACACTCAAGAATACTTCAAGAGTGGTGATTTGTGGCACCTACAAAAAGCAGATATGTTGAGAAACTATCTCCACGAACTCAAGACTTGGATACACAAGGAAGAGGGTAGATAAATATTTCAAAAACGATGAACTTTCAAATCAATATGGGAACTATAGCAACTTCTGTTCTTGGTGCCGCAATTATTGGAGGTTTTACTGGTTTTTGGACAGTTTCACAAAATACTCTTGTGAATACTAAAGATGTTGAAAGAGTGAAACAAGAAGTTCAAGAACTAAAACAAGAACAACAAAAAACTCAAGATATTTTATATCAAATTCTAAGAGAAGTTAAAAAGTGAAAGATGTCGTTTGGTCTGTTAATATTTTACTCGGCATTTGTTTGATTGGTGTTGCTTGGGTCATTTATAAAATCCTACTCATCGCAAATCAGGAAAATGTATCAGTACAAAATAAAGAAGATTCACAGAGTCATTGACGGAGACACTGTTGATTTAGATATTGATTTAGGATTTAGCATTACACTCAGACAAAGAGTTCGTCTCAAAGATATTGATGCAGCAGAGACAAGAACTAAAGACTTAGAAGAAAAGAAAAAAGGTATTGATGCAAGACTTTGGTTAGAAAAAGAACTTGCAAAAGAAGGTGACTGGATCATCGAAACGCATAAAGAAGACAAGTACGGAAGAATACTTGGTGTTCTCTATTGTGTCGGTGATCCAGTCACTGTAAATGAAAGAATGTTGAATGAAGGAATTGCTTATCCTTACATACTATGAGGTCCGTGATCAAAATGATCCATAGGATGGTCAAAGTGATCAAAGTGAACTTCAGGCAAATTATCTAATACAACATCAGGAATATGAGTATCAAAATTATCAAGAGGATGCTCGTTAGGAATTTCGTGAGTATTAATATCATTTAGATCTACTGGATTTTCTTCTAAGAATCTTCCAACAAAATCATCATAATGTTCACTTGGAGACTGATCATTTTCAGCGTTATTGTGATTGAGGGAATTACCTGGAGCATCATCATCTCCATTCCCCCATCCATTATTTTGCTGTTCATCAGGTTTTCCTCCACCATTTCCATTATCTCCTCCATTACCAGGAGGATCTTTTGGATCATTATTTTGTCCTCCGTCATTTTTTGAATCGCCTGGAGGTTGGTTTGGTTCGGGATCTTGTCCATCTTGGTGATTACCTTTGCCTGGATTGTCTGATGCTCCTGTCTCACCATCCCAAGGGGAATTGCCTACATCTTTATCATTACCAGGATTACCCCCACCAGGTTCCTCTGGATCTTCAGGTTCCTCTGGATCTTCAGGTTCCTCTGGATCTTCAGGTTCCTCTGGATCTTCAGGTTCCTCTGGATCTTCAGGTTCTTCAGGTTCCTCTGGATCTTCAGGTTCCTCTGGATCTTCAGGTTCTTCAGGTTCCTCTGGATCTTCAGGTTCCTCTGGATCTTCAGGTTCCTCTGGATCTTCAGGTTCTTCAGGTTCCTCTGGATCTTCAGGTTCCTCTGGATCTTCAGGATCTTCAGGATCTTCAGGATCTTCTGGATCAGGATCTTCAGGATCTTCAGGATCTTCAGGATCTTCTGGTGGTGGAGGTGGTAGGGGATCCTCTGGATCTTCAGGATCTTCTGGTGGTGGAGGTGGTAGGGGATCCTCTGGATCTTCAGGATCAACTGGGGGGTCTACAGGAGGTTCTGGATCAACAGGTGGATCTACCACATCTTCTTCGATAGGTGGTCCATCACTATTGCTAGAACTATCAGGAACAATATTATTCCCAGGTAAACTGCTAATAACGACATTTGCGTTTCTTACAGGAGTTGTTGAGTCTATTCGTATGTTTTCAACTTCTGGAATATTTCTATTCACAAAAGAAATATTATCCCCAGAAGACCCATAAACGTCCTGAGGAATAATGTCGTTTAATATTGGAGATGTTACTTCTACTTCAGGAACATTTACAGAATTAACCTGCTCAACTGGAGTATTATCTTCACCAATTCCTACAGGTGTATATCCATTAGGATACCTAGATGCAGCATTAGGATCATAAGGGATAGTATCCTGTATTTGCTGATTTGACTTTTGCAGTTCTTCAAGTTGAAATTCATCCATAATAATAACACCTCAATAAAGTCTATTGTTATTTATTTTAAGTTCTTTTCCAAAGATCACCCTCTGCTTTTCTTCTTCTTGCTAATCCTGCCTCTACATTACTTCCAGGATTTCGGTAAAGATATAAAGCATCAGGAACTTTATCCCATTCCTTATTCTTTAATACTCTAGTTATGGTATTAAAATTGGAACCCCCGTAGAAATGAGCACCAAGATTATAAGCAAAAGAAAGAAGTGCTCCTTGTTGATTTTCATTCATCTCATTCCAATAAAGGATTTTTTGTAGTGCAGGAATAAATTTTGTTTCAATATCAAACATTAACAGATCATCTGCTTCCTGTTGTGTAATGGTATTACCCATCATAAATCCAGTTCCATCTTTTCTGCGAGTAGAACCCCAACCTATTGTGATTGGAGCACCTCCAGTCAAAGGATCTGGATATGCTCTTAATTTACATCCTTCAAATGCTTTTATCAGTTCTACCCCTTTAACTGGAATAGAACTAATTACTTTTTTGCATCAAAAATACGACCCCATCCAGTTCTATCTTTTCCTTTATCCAACCAACGTTGCATTAAATCTGATTTCTTATATACAGCACCTTTACCATTTGTAACTGGTCCTGTATATCCATCGTTGAGAGAACCATAAGGATCATTTACAACATAATCATCACCTTTCTTACCGATCACTACAAGTAAGTGCCCGCCAGTAGGTGCAGATAAAGAACCGCGATGAAGAATCCCGATAACGACAGGTCTCCCAGCGGCAAGCTCACGATCAAGATCAGCAAAAGAAAGATTGTAAACAAATCGTGACTTAATACCATAACCTTCCAAAACTTTTGTTTGGACGGTGTGATCAGTCGTATCACCAATTGCGAATACCTTTTGAATATAGGCATCATCGCCTGTTGCTCCCTGAAGTGTGCCTGGTTTGAAATACTCTAGACACATCGCACAAGAAGATGAATTACAGGTTCTTTGTGCATCTCTGTAATTATCTGTTTGTGGGAACCAAGGAACATTAAGAACTCCTGGAACTACGGGTTCTACTTTTAACCTATAAATTTTTACCCAACTCGTTTCATCATCAAGCAAGTCTGGATTTTTAGATTCCAAATCCTTTTCAAACTGCTCTACTGCTGCAACGTGCTTTGGATTTTTAGGATCGTAGTGTAAAAAGAAATTATGGAGATCTATTTTCATATCTTTACCTATTCAGTAAATTTATTTATTAAAAAAGGAGGGTTTTAACCCTCCTTCTAAATCACACAAGTTCTTTTTCTAGAATTGTAGATTTTACATAATCCAGAACTGATTCTGGAGTTGTTACATCATAAGGATCGGTATCGGCATTATCACGTTTACCTTCTTCAATGAAGATTTTTTCGATAATACGATCATTTACCACAGCAGCGTAACGCCAACTGCGCTCACCGAAGCCAAGATTCGACTTATTGACGAGCATACCCATACTACGGGTGAAATGTGCGTTTCCATCGGGAATCAGTTTTACGTTTTGAATGTTTTGATCTTGCGCCCAGGCATTCATTACAAAACCATCATTCACAGAAATACAATAGATTTCATCAATACCAAGTGCCTTGAACTCCTCATACTTCTCTTCAAACCCAGGAAGTTGGTATGCAGAGCAAGTAGGAGTGAATGCACCAGGCAGAGAGAAGATAACTACCTTCTTACCATCAAAAAGTTCGGAAGCAGGACGAGTTACAAACTCACCAGACTCACGGAACACGAACTCAACTTCGTGGGGAATTTGATAGTTTTCAACACGCATTTTAACCTCCATAGTATTTTCTTTGTTTTTCCTAAAAATATTAAACATAATTATAAGTTATTAATCAGAATACGCCAGGGATGATTTGACCTGTCGTGAGATACGAAGCAGTTGCAGCAATGAAACCAATCATCGCAGCACGACCGTTCAGTTTTTCAGCAGCATCAGTAAACAGTTTGTTCATTTGTTTTCTCCTTGATATGGATGTTGTTGTTTAAGTTCTGGATTAGGTTGTGAGAAAACCATAGGACTTCTGGTTTTATTTTTGATCACAATGAAAGCATCATTCTGATAGGTTACAGTCCCAAATAGTTTTGCCCACTTTGCATTAGCATCTGGATGAGTTGCAGTTCCAGTTACTGCTACACCACCGATTTCAACAGAAAGTTCATCATCGGTATCCCATCCAAGTTTTTCAAGGGCAAGAGCAAACTGCCCCAACATATTAGCACTCATCAGTAAGTTTCTACGACCTTCTCAACAGCATAACTCAAGAGTACTAAAAAAGCAACTCCCGTAAAGGTGAAGATTGTTTCAGTCATCAGAAGACACCGAAGAAGAAGTTGCCAGTGATAGCATAAGAAATAACGCCAGCAACGAAACCGACCATAGCCCAGCGTCCATTGGTTCTCTCCTTGACTTGATTAGGGGTCAGCATTCCGTAGTTCTGATAGTACATTACGGGTTCTTTCGCCCACATATTTTGTTGGCCGTACTCATTAGAAGTTACAGTCATTTTCTTTTGTAACGATTTACAACAATATTATATAGGGATTGTTAAGAAAAGTCAAGACGGTTTCCCGTCCTGACTGTTAGGATTTCATCATTTACCGATACGATCCACAGCAATTCGTGCTCGGTTGAGAACAGAACCACTCAGAGGAACATAACCCAGATCATCAGCAATACCCTGTGCTTTAGAACTCAGAGCATACTTGAGAGCAGCACGAATATCATCTGCCTTCTCACCGTTACCAGTGCGATATGCAAGAATCCAAGTCAGGGTAGAAATGGGATAAGCATTTGCGCCAGAAGGATTAGGGTTCTCACCAGCAAGGTTAGCATTTAGAGTGATGTTGTTTAGAGCAGCAGCACCAGTAGCAGCAGTAGGAAGAACAAACTTACCTGCTTTGTTTTGAATTGCTGCTGCTTGAAGTTTGTTTGCACGAACAAATCCAGTGTTTACATAACCGATAGAACCAGGAGTATTCTTGATGGTTCCAGCAACACCTTCGTTACCCTTACCACCAACACCAGTAGGCCACTTAACTGCTTTTGCTACACCAGGACCCCAACCACCAAAGGCATCAAGGGAGTTGGTGAAGGCATAGGTAGTTCCAGAACCATCAGAACGATAAACAACACGGATAGGACCGTTACCACAGTTGGGAAGTTGATTCCAGTCCTTAATACGACCAGCAAAGACATCAACAGTTTGCTTCTGTGTGAGTTTCAGAGAACATCCAGGTTTGTTATAAGCAACAGCAATCGTTCCACCCACCATCGGGATTTGAACGACACCACGTTTCACCTTTGCTGCTTCTGCTGCGGTGATTGCTTCGTCAGATGCTCCGAAGTCAACTGTGCCCGCAATGTATTGACGAACACCAGCACCAGAACCAACGGACTGATAATTAACCCTACTCCCAGAAGTTCGTGCATAATCTTGGAACCATCGTTGGTAAATCGGTGCAGGGAAGGTGGCACCAGCACCATTCAAAGCAGGTCCAGCAAATGCCGCAACAGGAGAGGCAACCAGACCAATAGCAATAAAGTTTTTGAGTTTCATAAAAAGTGAAGTAAAAATAACAGACTTCGTGAGTAATAATACCTGAACCAGAGTTTAAAGTCCACTAAGATTTGGTTAAGGTTTTGATTAACTGATATTTATTGGATGACCTTCACCTTCAGGAAGTTTTACTTTAAATTCTTGAAGTCTTTCAACCTCTCCTGCAGGAAGTCCTACTTGGCCAGGAAGTTGCTTATCTATAGTGGAAGTAATATCAATCACTTGATCCATAATAAACTTTTGTTTTCTATAACTTCTATTATGAGGATCAAATTCAAACATCATTCTGGCATCTTGTTCATCACCACAATGAGCAATTACTCTACCAGTAGATTTTTCTGTTACTACCCAATAATCATACATTTAATTTCTCCGCATTAAAAAGGAGGGGTTTCCCCCTCCCAGTTTATTATACTTTCAGATGATCAGAAAGTAAACTTGGTCTGGATTACACCACCCCACTTGGAGGCATTGTCGTTCAGACGCTGGTTGTCACTAGCATAGAAGATAGCAGGAGTGATGCTGATATTATCGGACACTTGATACTTGTAGAAGATTTCAAGCATCGTTGCATCTTCAAGGTCTTCACCCGTAGGTGCTTGACCAACAGCAATACCAGCAGAGTTACCCTTAGCAAATACATCTGCCCACTGGAGACCAGCAAACCACGACTCACTATCGGTAGCAGCACTAGCAGTTCCACTTACAGTGTTCCAACCATATCCAGCAGAGATAGAAGGAACCCAACCCGATTGAGTAGGTTGCCAGTAAGCATTCACGGCATAACCACTAGAGGTTTGACCAGGAACCAGAGTGCCAGAAGAACCGTTCAGACCGTTGTAGGTGCGAACACGGGTGCCTTCAGTACCATAACGATAACCAGCACCGATGCCCCAGTTCTGTCCACGATAACCAATCTGTGCCAGAGTATTCAGAGCACCAGTTTCATCAAAGACACCAGTTTCACTATCGTCACCATTCTGAGCAACATAGTTTACACCAGCAATGAAACCTTGCTTACCAGGTTGACGCCAGAGGGCACCAAAACCAGCACCAGTTGCCTTGTTATACACACCAGGAGTACCAGCAACTTGGAAGAAATCAAGGATTTCTGACTTATAAGCAGAAGGAATCCAAGCCATTTCAGTGTTACGAACAACAGGTCCAGCAGTCAATGTCAGACCTTTCGTAAGAGCAGGGAACTGATAGTACAGACGATCAATAACTACAGTATCACCAACTTGGGATTCAGTGTTATCTGCCTTGTCCAGTTTGAACAGGGAAGAAGAAGAACCAAAGGGATCAGTGCTGAAATTAGCAGCACGAAGACGGGTACGGAGCAGATCCTTACCAGTAAACGAAGTGTCAAAGTTCAGACGAACATCATAGTTGAAAGCAGTACGAGTGCTAACATCGGTTTTAGTATCATAACCAGGAACACCTCCGAGAACGAAGGTTGCTTCACCACGAAGTTTAGTCGTAGTGGAAAATTGAGTTGCCTCAAGTTGACCAACCTTTGCTTCCAGACCGTCAACACGACCACGAAGAACAGCAAGTTCTTGTGCGAATTCTGCCTGAAGACGCTTCAGTTCATCGGTAACTTCAGTCACACGATCCAGGCAAGCATTCAGAAGAGCAGCTGCCTCATAACGAGTCATTGACTGACCACCACCATAAGTGCCATTAGGATAACCAGCAACACAACCATATTGCTCAACAAGGTTGCTCAGTGCTTGATATGCCCAATCGGTAGGACGAACATCAGAGAACTGTGCGATGCTCGTAACCTGAGATTCTACATAAGGTCCATAAGTCCCATAGGGTTCTGCGAACGCAGCACCAGCGACTAGTGGAGTTGCAGCAAGGGTTGCTGCGAAAGCGGATTTAAACATAAGTACCTCTATATTTTCTCGCAGAGTTTTCCTGCGGATGTAAGGAGTTTCGACATAACTCCGTTTATTCAGTGACTCAACAAGTATTTGAGGTCTTGCCACCAGAACGTATTTATCCTAACAGTTTGTTAAGATTTTGTCAAGATTCTTGTTGCCCTGCCGTATTTTCAACGATTCTTCCAAGATATGGATCATAATTCATCAAATCGTCAATTTTTAGTTGTGCTCCAACTTGTTGCCAGTAATTAAGCAATGCATCGTGATTTCCCCTATGAAATGCATCAATATGTTCTGGATGAATAGAAGAACCCAATTCAATTTTATAAAGAAGAAGTGGAATTGAGTAAGTATTTGCTGAATTGTAAATTAAATCATCTGCAACTGGTCGTGGTTTTACTCCATTATCTAAACGATACTTATTACCCTTTACATGAAACTTGATAAGTTTTTCTGCGTGATGTCTTGTAATCAAATAACAAGCAGTAGAAAAATCATTTACAAATCTCTTATGAAGTTTTACATGCAAGTCACCGGTACAAATAATTGCAATTTGAACTACATCCCAATCGTAAGGAACATGAGAATAAAAATCTTGCCAGGTAAAATTCCAATACTTAACTAGATCTAAATTACAATCATCCTCCATAATAATTGCATAGGGAGAATCTGATGTTTCATACCAATACTTAATTGCTTTTAAGTGAGATGTTACACATCCTATTTCACCAGAAGTCATCATTTCAGGATAACGACCAGAAAGAATATCACTTAGATCATCTTCTCGACCATCATAAGCAGATATGCGAGTATAATTTTCAATTTCCCAATACTTAAATTGGTCCTCCATATACTGCTGCCTTTCTTGTTGACCGTCAAGATTTAGATAATATATTGGACCAATATTTTTAAGTTTGTACGTTGATTTGTTTTTATCCATAATATTCAATCACCCGGAGATACCCGATTACTATCTTCATCAAAATGCTGAGTAGAAAACTCAAAAAGTTCAGTATCCTCTAAAGCAATCATTTGATGCCTTAAACCTCTATAAACATGAAAATTATCTCCAGGTCCTAAAATAATTTCAAATTCTGGAGTATCAGTATCAGAATATTTTAAAAGAATTTTTCCACTCTGAATGTAAAAAGTTTCATCTTTTAGATTATGATAATGCCAAGAACATTTTTTACCTTTTACAAGGTAAAGAAGTTTACCGCAATACTCTTCAGTATTGACAATCCATTTTTCAAATCCCCATCCTTTGGGGACAAATTTAATTGAAGAACTCATTTGCGTTTATTCCCTTATCATCAATGTAATAATCACCAGAGGGTTTACCTAGAATAAGTTTGTGATATTTACATCCCCACTTTTCTAATTGATCTGCAGTTAGTGAATAAAAACTTTGTTCTGCTAGATCTGCATTATCGTTATATCGACCCATTCCTCTAGCTGTTAGATATACGATTGTATGACCTTCATCGTATAGTTTATTTATTTTATCAATTCTATCTTTTTTGGGAATACTAGTGTCGTAATCACAATCATCACGACACTCAGGTTTATCACAAATTGTGCCATCAACATCAATTACATATTTCATTTATATCTTCCTCCGTAAGAATATAGGAACCCAAATGCTGAACTGATTTAGTTGCTAAGATTATGCATTTTGGTATTGTATCATAAAAATTATTATTGGATAAGTAAAAATAGCACAACGATGCTAAAAATATATCACCAGCACCAGTTACATCATACACATCTACATGAGGTGCTTTAAAATGTTTTCCATTATAAAATGCTCCACTTTTACCATGAGTAACGATTAATTCATTAGAATCTGATATTTTTACATGTTCTGCTTCATATTGATTTATTTTTATGATGGCATTTGGAAATATACTAAGATCCTTTCTTTTACTATCTACGAAAATTGGTCCACTAAAAGTTTCACAAATATTTTTAATTGATATTGGATCTATAAATCCTTTATCATAATCCGAAATTACAATGGCATCATAATTTTCAGTAATTTCTATTGGTTTTGAAGTAACGGAATTTCCAATATCTTCTCTTAATAATTGATTCATTGATTTTAAATCAACAAATCTCCTTTTAATTAATTGTTCGGGATTATTTGTATGGAAATCACATTCAACTCCAAATGATAAAAGATTTAAAAAAACATTATGAGACATCCCTAAAGATCTTTTTGTTTCCTTGTGCTGAAGAATAGGAACTGGAGCTTCAGGACTCAATCTTTCACAAGTTCCATAGACATATTCGTCTACACAACTATCGCCTATCAATAATACTTTGAATTGTTTTTGTCGTTGAATACTCATCTATTCTATCAAAAAATAAAAGTTTTGCCGCATAACAAGAACCTATGATAGATTTATCTTTCCAATCAGATCCAACTACCATGATGTTTGGTCGAACTAATTTAATTAAATTTTCAAGTTCTTCATCAGTACCAAAAAATTTGACTTCATCAACTGATTTTAAATTTAATAACATAATCCTCCTATCTTTTTCACCATTAACTGGTCTAGAAGGACCCTTTTTCTCTCTCACTCTATCATCTGTATCTATTCCGACAACAACATAATCCCCCAAGGATCTTGCATAATTTAACAATGCAAGATGTCCTGGATGAAGAACATCAAAGGTTCCATTAACAAATACCTTTGTCATGAAATTTTATTATACCAGTACATTAATAGATCTTCAAGAGTTTTATCAATAGAATATTCTTCCTTAAATCCTGTCATTTCAACCAGATTGGTAGAATCTCCATGCTGATAATAAATTTCATGAGGTCTCCAGAAAGGATCATGAATCTTTTGTTCTACATTTTTTAATCCAGAAATCTCAATCAATTTATCAGTAAAGAACTGCATCTTACGAGGAGTGTCTCCGCAAATATTAAACACATGATTAACAACATCATTATTAATCATTGCAAGATAATATGCACGAACAGTATCACGAACGTCCATTACAACGCGAGTAGTCTCAAGATTACCTACTTTAAGAATAGGTTCCTGAAAACCCTTCATTATTCTAGCAATTTGATAGGCATCAGAAGAAATTGAAAATATCCTTCCCCTACGTGGACCAGTATGAGAGAATGCACGAGTAATAAATCCCTTAATAAATCCATTATGCATTCTTTCTTGGAGATAAAGATCCGTTGCAGCCTTTGATGCTCCGTAAGGATTTGCTGGGAAAATAGTATCTTCCCAATGAATCTTTCTACCGTCTTGGCCCACATTTCCATAAACTTCAGATGTAGAGCAAAACATCAATTTACATTCAGGTTGATGATCCTGAATTACTTGAATTAGATTTGCACTTCCCATTACATTAGTTTCCATTGTTCCGATAGGATCAATAAAACTGGTTGGAGGATGGGATTGTGCCGCTAGATGAAATACACCATCAAATTTATTTTCTTCAAAAACTTTTCTCGTAGATCTATAATTACATAGATCTCCATATAAGAAAGTAATTGAAGTATAAACTTCATCTCGAACAACATCACGAATATCACTCTCCATTCCATTCGTGCGTCTAATCAATCCATAGATTTCATGACCCTCTTGATGTAATAGATTTGCCAAATGAGGACCGGCAAATCCAGTAATTCCTGTGATTAAAAATTTCATATTAGTAAGTCAAATACTCAATGTTATCAAAAAGAAAAAGTCCACGTTCTTTATGGATATTATACCACTTTTGAGGTATTACACAAATACTCTTAAGATCTGGAGAATATTCTTTTAGAGCAGAACTTAAATGACTGGCACCACTACTTAAGGAAACTAATCCATAAGAAGAAGAAATTAAATCACAATACCTAAAAATATTTTCAACTTCAATATAACCATCAAACCCAACATCATATGTGTTATGTTTTCCATCAGAAACTTGTTTTGTAAAATAAACTGAAAGAAATTTTCTATCCGGATACTCAGTTTTTAAATCAGACAAAATATTCGCAAGTTGATTTTTATCATAATCAATACTAATACAACTAAAATCTACGATAAAAATATCTTTTACATCTTTATGATTTTCTGGTTCATAATAGATTTTTGGATGCGTATTAATTGGTTCTAAACCATGCAGTTTTTCCCAATTTAAAATAGTATTATTCATCAAATTAGAATATGAAATTTCTGGAATATCTCCAGCATTCCAAACTCCTTCTTTTTTACCCTCCACGTAAGGGTTTTTCCCCCATACTAAATCATAAATCTCGGGATTTCTAAAGGGAGCACTCTCTAGAATATAAGTTCTCTTTCCATGTTGTTTTGCAAATTGTTCGGGTAGAGTTGAAAATTGCAAACTATCTCCCAAACCACCATGATATGCTTTTAAAAAAATGTCAGTCATTATTTAATTCTTGTTTAGTTTTTTTTATAAATTTATTATAGTCATCAGTCAACCAATTTATTTTTTTCCGTATATTACCTTTGGAATTAATTGATTGTAAAGTAACCACATTTTCATTATTAACAATAAGAGTTTCTATAGAAAAATCTTTTTGTGGCAATTTACTCATTAAATCATTTCTAACAAAAATAGCATTCCCAGTATGACAAACTAAAGTATATTTTTTTATTTTTGCAATTTCGTTTATAGAGTGAAGTGAGGATCCATTATCGTTTGATACATAATCTTGATTTAATCCGTAATTTGTATTTGTTTCGATGATTATAATTTTTGGAAAATGTTTAGATAATGATTTAAAAATATCATAATCACAACTATCAATATCAATAGACATTAATTGAAAATTATCTTCGTTAAGATTAAATGATGATTCATCTAAAATATTATCAATGCTATCTATATGCTTAGGAGATGAATTAACAAAACGATGGTAAGACTCAACATTAGAAATATTTTTTGTGATTGATTTTAATTCTTTTGCTCTCTCATCCGAAGACTCTATCAAAATAGCTTTATACCTATCGTTTGATTTCCACAAATTTATAATATTACTTAAATAAATTCCATCCCAAGCACCAAACTCGACTAAAATACCATCTTCAATATCAAGATCTTTAAAGAGTTGTTCGATAATTCCATCTTCTCCGCATTGGGAATAGATGTTTTTTGCAAATTTAATGTAGTGCGAATTAGGTAATGACATTGATTAAAGAACCCAAACTATTTGATATCCTTCATAAACAAGGGTAGCTCCAATGTCATCCATAAAATCCTTTACATAATTACCTTTACCAATTTTACCACCGGTAAAGAAAGCATCATGATCATCTACAGCGACAATAGATCCACTCTTTAATTTATCTATTGAAGCACATAGTTCTTTTACATGATGAAGTTGTGATGGATGAGGTGTTTCTCTTTCAATATCATATGAATCCAAATAAAGAAAATCTATTTTTTTATTTTTAGGGAGACTCCACAAAAATTTAACAGAATCCGAACAAAATACTTTTGTTTTATCAGAAACTATACTTTTACAATAATCAACATTTGATTGATTAATATCCACAGAATTTACTTCGCCATCATAATGATTTATAAACTTATCAAAGATGTAAGTTGATGCTCCATCATCACCAAATGCAAGATGACCGTGATCTGCCCTAGTGGTTCCCGTCTCAACGATATAGAAATTTTTATCTTTCTTTTTTTCTAAAATTTCAAATACTTTCAAAAAACTATCAGAACGATTTCTTACAGGGTTATTTCCTGCAGGAGAAATCATTTTCTGATAAAAATTTTCTTTAAAGACTTTGGAAAAATTTATATTGTTACTCATTTAATCTAATTTAACGCACAAAACGTTACCTAAAAGAATATTGTTATTATAACCTATTTCTTGCAATCTGTCTAACAGATTATCTAATTCCTCAAATCCACATTTAACTTGATTTAATCTATCATCATTAGGATTGGGATGTGGTTTTTCAAAATAAATTATTTCTGGATATATTTTTTGATCTATAAATTGATTGACAATTTCCATATCAAATCCTTCAGTATCAATTACTAAAACATCTACCGAAGAATCGCATGACTTCATTAGAGTAGAAACTGTAATTCCATCTACCAACTCATAATGATTTTCATCAAAAAGAGTATATGAATCATTTTGCCTTAAAAGAAGGGTAGAGTGTCCCGAAGTTCCTTTAGGATCTATATTTTTATATAATTTTATCTCGCCATCAGTGCTAGAAATAGCAACATTTAAAAAACTAATCCTATTTTTTTGGTCGGAATAATTATTTTTTAATTTATCAAATTCTATTTTTTGTGGTTCAATCAAAACTGAAAAAATTCTGACATCATTTCTTATTAGATCCCTCACAGGATCCTCCATGAAATTTTCATCAGACCCATCATTTGCTCCAATTTGTATTAAAAAAATTTTTTCACGTTTATAAAATTTTTGTTTTACAATATTATGAAAATACTCTATGTCATTCATTTTAATACCCTGTTTTCGTCATGACTTTCTGTTAGAATAATATTTTTGTGTCTATCAAAAACTATTCTAGTATTTTTATGGTGTGCCTTAAGTAACCAAGGAGCAGGATTTTTTCCATCCGGTCTTGTTCCACCCCAAGCATTATCACAATCATAATCAATCCAATAGGAACCCACAACTTTACCTAAGTGTTTAAATGCTCTATAACATAAATCAGCATCATCTTGATCTTGTGGAGAAAAAATTTCATCAAAATAATCCAATACAATTAAATCACTATGATCAATCATTAGTGGACCTCTATTGACGTTATTTCTTACTGCAAAAATATTTCTACTTAGACCTTCATCTCGATTTATATGGGATTCATATTCAAAAATGTCACTCCAACAATTATCTATTTTAGAGTCTTCTTCTGGGGATAAGTGAATGTGTTGACTATTTTGATTAAATCTATAATTAAAAGCAGACCTAGCAGTTACAGCAAATACATCGACAAATTCATCAAATGGTTTCTCAAGTCTTTTATTCCACCCATCTTCTTTAATAACCATATCATCTTGAACTATGATTACTTTATCACCTACACATTCCTTTAATCCAGCATTATTTGCTTTTGTTTCAAAAACATCTGGGGTATAAACTGTTTTCGTTTTAACCAAAGAATTATTACTGATAAAGTTCTCCCACACCTCTTCAGATTTATCAGTACATCCGTCTAGGACCACTACCAATTCATAATCTCCAATAGTATTTTTTACTATTCCATCAAGAACATTCGAAAGTAACCAATCTTTATTATGAACGGTCAGAACTATACTATGCATCCAGTTTCTCCCCAATTATAAGACCCATTTGAATACTCTTCACCATTCTTATGTATTAGGGTATTCCACTGAATAAAATTTCTAACTCCAGTATGACCAACAACTCTCGGAAGATCGTACTTTAACTGCAAATTAGTTATAATACTTTGATCGTGCCTATGATCTACAAAACCATCAAAATTATCCAATCCACATTCATTTGGAATATCGGTTACTATTCTTTCGTCGCAACAATATTTAAGGAACTCATTTAATAGGTGAATATTATATTCCGTTTTCTTAAAAGCCATAAATCCATCTTCCAATTGAATTGCTTCCCAATACTTTTCACTGTCACAATTCATATAATAAAAACAATCTCTTTTAGTAAATAATTTATGAATACCCGTGTGATTTTGAGATAGAAAATATTGATCGTTTGTTTTCATATATTCATAAACACATTGTCTAATTCCAGGAAAAGGAATGTCTCCACAATCCATATAAACTATTACATCGCCTTCTTCAATAAGATTAAATGCTTCTAATATAATATAAGGTTTCCATATTGCATACCCAGCAAGACGATCTTTATCAAGGATTTTTTTATTATCCTTATAAAAATTAGTTTCAGTTAACCATTCTCTAGTAAAAGGTATAGCTGCATCAAATAATCTATTACCAATCACATGGGATATAAGATCTTCTTGATGTTTTTTATAATTAAGGTCAGAATAATTTATATAAACTAATTTCATTTTATTCTCTCCTTAACATAATCTTGATTTTCATAATACTTTACCAATTCTTCTTTTGAAAGATTTTTAAGATACTCCCATAAAGAATTATTATTTTGCATATGAGGATTATGATACCAAGAGTTTTGAGTTCTTTGATGCTCTAAATGATATGCATGATTATCTATTCGTCCTATATTATATCCTAATGTTTTCCAACGATGATATCTTTCTACATCTTCTGGAGCATATGCTATAAACCCTTCATTTTCTAAGTATCCATCAACGTATACTTTTTTATTAAAGAATTGAACCATACCATATTCAGCCCATCCTTCTCCAAATTGACTTTGATAATAAAAATAAGTATTATCAAAACATTCAGAATCGTATCCAGAATTAATAAATTTATCGACAAATATTTTTTTCTCAAAATTATCCATATCATCCTGAGTTTCAACTGTAAAGTCTAAAGTGACCTTTCGTTCCCCATGATTACCAAATCTATATGGATAAACAACATCATAATTATCATTTAACATTTCAACAGACTTAATATAACTGTCTAATGGAAGAATAATATCAGTATCATAGTTAACAACTATTTTAGTTTTCGCATCTAAAATCATGTCATTAAGAACTTTTGTACGATGAAACGCATCATCAGTTCTAGTATCATCCTCAAACACATGGTTTAAATTTTGAGTATCAACAAGTCTTTGAATAATAGGTAAAGCATAAGTTTCAAACCTATGCTCGGAATCAACTTCTTTAATTATAACATTTGTATCAAAATGATGTAAGAGATAAGAGGTAGTCAATATAACGTTCCTTAACCTGTCTCCAGTATCAATTCTTAACGGAATAATAAATGTTACATCTTTTAAATCAATCTTCATTAATAACTCTCCATTCTTGTGGAAATAAGTCTTTAGTAGATTTATCTTGGTTATTCGGACCAAACCACCTATTAGGATATATTACCACCTTATCCATATTATCACAAAGCCAAGCAGCCCACCAAGAAAACGTAGAATTTGCAATTATAAAGTCAGAACACTTAGACATTATGCATAGATCTAGATAAGAATTTCCAGTTTCGCAAACTAAAAATCTATCATCAGAAAATAATTCTTGTTCTTTACACCACTCAGTATCATCTGAAAAAATAATAACCTGTCGATCTTTATCAAATTCTTCTAATGCATTTTTATAATAATTTAAAGATAAATTATAATGATTTTCAGAATTAATTAGAAAGTCTCCACGACGAATATGAAGTGCTATTGGATCATCAAATAAATTTTTAATTTCGTTATAGGAATTTATATACTCTTTTTTGAAGGTAAAATCTTTTTTAATTTGATTCGATATATGTTTAAAATATTTTTCACTCTGAAAATATCCGATCAAACAACAATCATCAGGACAATTATTGAATAAATTTTCATCAAAAGAAAATTCAGATTCTTGACAATGTTTTTGTGTATTTAAAAATCCAAATTTATCTACATGAAAATCAAAAACATCAAATAGTTCTATTCTCAGTTTATTCCCTAAACCATCATCAACAACTTCATTATGATTTGGAATGCAAAAATCATAATTTTTATTCGCAGCAATTCCCTTTATTGCCGCATATTGAAACATCTGATTTCCAAGTTGTCCCATTTTACCAAGATAGTTTAATCCAATCATCCGGCAGTAAGTCCTTTGTATCATTATTTTGTAACAGTTTTGCTCCGAACCAAGGATCGGGTGCAACAACTGGATTTGTGCGATCTTTTTGTAACCATGCTCCCCACCAACTTAAAGTGCTTGGAGATATAATAGCACCATTACAAAGACTCATTAAACACAAATCAGTGTATGGAACAAATGAATTTCTTGCTATTCCATCACCTTCAACACACTTATGAGAGTATTTGATAGAACTTTCATTTATCAAAAATCTATCATCAGAAAAAAATTCTTGTTCTTTACACCATTCAATATCATCGGAACATATCAGAACATTTGAATCACTGTCAAAATGCTCCAAAGATTTTTTGTAATATTCTAAAGGTGGAACTGGGTGATATTCTTCTCTACCAACATTGTCACCTCTGCGGACATGAAGAAAAATAATTTTTTTATATTGATCAATAAATTCTTTGCACGGAGTAAGAATATCATCAATAAATTCAAAATCTTCACGAATTTCATCTTCAATATGTTTGAAGTATTTTTCAGTTTGAAGATACCCATCTAGGTTATGATTATCAGGAAAATTATCAAATAGATCTTCATCAAAGTGAAAAAAGGATTCTTCTTTTGTTGGATATGAAACTATTCCAGTATTCTTCAAATGTTTCAATTTAAATGGATGAAAAATTCCATAATTTGCATACGTTTCATAATCATCTGGAGGAATACACCATTCATAATTATGTTTAGCAGCAATTCCCCTTAAAGAAGCATATTGGAATAATTGATTTCCAAATCTACCATTTGTCCCAAGTCTATTGTATCCGATCATATTTTTTTGTTTCTCACAGTTTAAATGTAGGAATAGATAACATCTTATGTTTGTTTTGGGAATTAAATTTTTGATACGCATTAATTGCAGTTATTTGTTCTCCATTCAAGAACATTGGATCTTGGTTTAATCCATCTTCCATCACCCACTCAAGCATTTTATATGATGTACCAATTTGATCCTCATCAGTTCTTCCATCATCCCAAAGACCATCAGTAGGAGAAGCATCAATAATGCGTTGATCTACACCAAAATGCCTGCCAAGTTCCCAAACCTCAGTCTTATAGAGATCTGCGATAGGAGCAACATCAACTCCACCGTCACCATATTTAGTATAAAATCCTACACCATAATCTTCAACTTTGTTTCCAGTACCAACTACAATACCCCCAACTGAGGTAGCAACCTGATATAACGTTACCATACGAATACGAGAACGTGTATTTGCAAGGGCGTGAGTATCAGTACCAAATTCTCTCATCGTGTATTTAAAGGTCTCAAAAACTTTAGTAAGATCATACTTCTGTATGATAACATTACTAAAGTTTTCTTGCAACCATTCAAGATGTGCGTCAGAAAGTGTTTCCTGTTCTTCTTTTTGAAGAATTGGCATCCCAAGAGCATAAACTGGAAGACCCGTTTTAGCAGCAAGAGTCGATGAAACTGCAGAATCAATTCCACCAGAAACACCAATTACGAATGACTTAATATTAAATTTTTCGGCATATTCTTTTAACCAAGAAACAATGCGTGTTTCAAGTTCTGAATAATCTGTAATTCGATTCATTTTTTCTCCTTATAAATTTCATGAATAGTTTTTAAAAAATCTCCAACAACACTATAATATGTTCCTTTAGATTTTGCAAATTCCATTCCTTGTTTTTGTTTTTCTAATCTTGCGTTGTCATTATTTAAATAATACTCTACTTTTTCTTCAAGTTCTGCATAGTTTGTTACAAGAACTGCGGCACCATCGGTTGCTTCCACTGCCATAGGACAATCAGTTAGAACGACGCACCCATAAGCAACTCCTTCAAAAACTCTTTCAGTAGGCATACCATTTTCGACAGCATGATCTGAATTAAATCCAAGACAAATTTTTGAATCAAGAAAAACTTTTTGAAGTCTAGTTTCTTCATCAAGAAAAGGTGGATAATAATGAATAAAACAATTATACTTTTCACTCAATTTTCTAGACCAATCTACCTTATATTGACACCCACAAAATCCACAATCATGAGTATCTGTTCTTTTACTCCATAATTCTTCCAAAGTATCTGGATGTTTTCCTGCAGAAAATGGAAGAGGAACATAATTTTTTAAATTAATATAGTATTCGAAGTTTTTTCCTAACACATCAATGTTTGGGTTTCTATAATATTCTCCAGTAAAAATACTTTTCTTAAACGGAAATAAATCATCTTCATATAAAATACTTAAAACATTATGGAAAGACCAAAAAATCCAAACAGATTTTGAAAATTTTTCTGCAAGAAATTTAAAGTCTTCCTTCCAAGATGGTCTACGATGATCGTAAAAGTTATCACATAAAAAGAAAATTTGATCTTCGGAATCTTCTAATTGATTGAATGTACTAAAATCCGTAATTTCATTGCATTCCAAACCATGATATGAAAACGTATTTATAAATTTAAGATTAAAAAGATAATTAGTACCCAAACTAGGGTATTCGGGAGTATTAATTAAATAAATTCTTTTCATAATCAAACTGGATGATGAATCATTTTATTTTTATATACTTGCTTATCAATCCATTCATAGGTTTTACGAATACCTTCTTCCAGAGATTGAGAATAGTCCCATCCAAGTTTTTCCCGAATAAGATCATTGTTAGAATTACGACCTCTAACTCCAAGAGGACCGTCAATATGTTTCTTAGTAATTTCTTTTCCTGCAACTTTAGCAGCAGTATCAGCAAGGGTGTTAATAGTAACCATTTCCTCAGAACCAATATTTACTGGACCAAGAAAATCTGAATCCATCAGACGACGAGTTGCCTCAATACATTCATCAATATAAAGGAAAGAACGAGTCTGTTCTCCGTCACCCCAGATTTCAATTTCTCCACCATTTGGAGAAAGTTCAGCAACTTTACGACACATTGCTGCAGGTGATTTTTCTCTACCACCAGTCCAAGTTCCTTCAGGTCCAAAGATATTATGATATCGAGCAATCCTTACAGGAATTTTATGATTTCTATTATAAGCAAGATAAAGACGTTCAGAAAAAAGTTTTTCCCATCCATACTCAGAATCAGGTCCTGCAGGATAAGCATCAGACTCCTTTAGACCAGGATTATTAACATCCATCTGAGCATATTCTGGATACATACAAGCACTACTACTATAGAAAATTTTAGTCCTGTTCGTATCTTTAGAGCAATTAAGTTCCTTTACAGACTCAAGAATATTGAGATTAATTGCTGCCGAATTATGCATAATTTCGGCATCATTTTCACCACTAAAAACAAATCCTGCTCCCCCCATATCAGCAGCAAACTGATAAATTTCATCGAATGGTTCTTGATATCTTTCAGGAACGGAAGTATAAAAATTTCTACCGTATCCCATAAATCTTACAACTCGATCAACAAGTCTAGAATCTGTAAGATTACCAAGAATAAATTCGTCTGCAGCAGTATCGGAGTACTCTGGCATCTTTACATCAACACCACGAACCCAATACCCCTCACTTTTAAGTCTTCTTACCATGTGACTTCCAATAAAACCACCAGCACCACACACTAAAGCAGTTTTTTTATATTGACTCATATTCAATCCTCCATAAATGAGTAATGATTTTTTGGTATTTATTAATATTATTATACACCCATTATTGAGATTAGTCTATCAATTCGTTCTTTATTTACAAATTGACTATTACCAACATATACTCCGTTTTGATGAAGTATAGAAACATTTGGTATTTCTTTCTGAGTACAAAGTTTATATTTACTAAATGCAGGATGCAAAAGAATATTTCCACTAATAATAGGACGATACTCTATACCACTTGATTTCAATTCTTCTTTCATTAATGAAATTTTATATTTTTCTTTAGCAATAATAGGAAAACAAAAACTACTATTTCCTATCTGATATTCAGGAACAAAATAATTTTCAGTCTTAAATATCCTATCCCACCAATATTTAAAGTTTTCTCTACGAATTTGGATATTACTATCTAACCTCTTTAATTGAGAAAGTCCTAAAACAGCACAAACCTCATGATTTCTAAGGTTAAATCCTTCAGTCATAAACAAAAAGGTAGGATCAATATTTGGATTTTCTTCTGAGTACTTTTTAAACATATGAGGAGATGCTTCTCGTGCCATTCCATGACTACGTTTCATTCTCATCAACTCATAAAGTTCGGTATTATTAGTACAAACAACCCCACCCTCAACTGTTGTAATATGATGACCAAAATAAAAACTAAAAGTTGATCCTACAGAATTTATTCCACGTTTATTTCCATCTGGACCCCTTACTCCGTGAGACTCACAAATATCTTCCATAATTAATGCATTCGGAAAGATTTCACGAACCTTTTCTACATTAGAAGAAAGTCCAATCAGATGAGTAATGAATACTGCTTTAATGTCTGGATGTTCAGATGCAATATATTTCAACTCATCAACATCAAAAGAAAAATTCTTAAGATTAATATCACAAAAAATAGGTTGAAGATTTGCCTGAATTACAGGAGCAATATTAGTCATCCAAGTACAAGACGGAACAAGAACTTTATCTCCATCTTGCAATCCATAATGTTCTTTAACTGAAGAAATTAACAAAGTATTTGCTGTACTTCCACTTGAAACATATAAAGAATGTTTAACACCTAACCACTCAGACCATTTCTGTTCAAATTCCCGAACCTTTGGTCCATTGGTAAGTTTATCACTCATTAAAAGAAACAGTGCCATTTTAAGACGATCAGAAAGTGTGATCGTATTTTCCATCAACGGCCAAGTAGATTTAGACATAATTCCTATTTAAATAATCAACAATTTTTTCAATACCTTCTTTCAAAGAAGTCTTTGGTTTCCACCCCAAAGAGTTTAAGTTACTAACATCAAGAACTCTTCTTGCTGCTCCATTTGGTTTTGAAGTATCCCACACTATTTTACCATCATATCCGATGATATTGCAAATCAAGTCAACTATCTCCACAATACTAGTTTCAATACCAGTGCCAATATTAATAAACGAATCTGTTTTTTGAGTCATTAGAAAAATTGCAGCATCAGCAAGATCATCGGAATATAAAAATTCTCTTTTAGGAGATCCATCACCAAAACATTCAATCTGAGGAATGTTATCTCTCTTTGCTTTCCAAATTTTATAAATCAAACTAGACATTACATGTGCGTTAGGAGAATCAATTTTGTTTTCTATACCGTAAATATTACAAGGATTCACAGAAATAAAATTAGATCCATATTGTTTTCTATATGCCTCACAAAGTTTAATACCAGACACTTTAGCAATCGAATAAAACTCGTGCGTTTTTTCAAAGTTACCCATCATTAGACTTTCTTCTTTTATGGGCATAGGACTTTCTTTAGGATAAACACAGGAAGAAGCAAAAAACATTAACTTATTAACACCATACTTATGAGAAGATGAAATTACATTATTTTGAATGTTTAGATTATCCAACAAATAATTCACCGGATTGTTAATATTATCCAATATTCCACCACACTTTGCAGCAGTTAAAAATACATATTCAGGTCTTGCAAGTCTAAAGAAAGAATCAGTTTCTTCTTGATCTGTAAAATCTATAAGATGACGAGTCCCCTTTATAATATTCGTATAACCTTCACTTTCAAGGTTTCTTACGATTGCAGATCCAACCATTCCGTTAGCACCAGCAACTAATATCCTAGAATCATTTTTCATTGAGACACATATCTTTAACAAGTTCTTTAAAAGAAGTTCTAGGTTCCCATCCTAATTTTGCCTTTGCTTTAGATGCATCACCCAATAAGGTATCAACTTCAGCAGGTCTAAAGTATTTCTCATTAACAATGACTCTTACAAGTCCAGTATTTTTATCCATACCAACTTCATTACCATAAATGTCATTCTGCCATTCAATATCCATACCAAAGTAAGGTGCTGCTTCTTCAACAAATTCACGAACAGAATATTGTTCTCCAGTTGCAATTACATAATCATCAGGTTCATCTTGCTGGAGCATTAACCACATTGCTTCTACAAAGTCCTTAGCATGTCCCCAGTCACGTTTTGCGTTCAGGTTGCCAAGTTTAAGAACGGTTTGCCTACCCTCAGACATTGCCTTGAGACCTCGGGTAATCTTACGAGTTACAAATGTCTCTCCTCTTCTTGGAGATTCATGATTGAAGAGGATTCCAGAGCAGGCATATATTCCATATGCTTCACGATAATTTCTGGTAGTCCAATATGCATAAAGTTTGGCACAACCATAAGGAGAACGTGGATAAAATGAAGTAGTCTCTTTCTGAGGAATCTCTTGTACCTTACCAAACATCTCAGAAGTAGATGCTTGGTAAATTCTAACTTTTTTATCTAAACCAAGAAGACGAACTGCTTCTAGAACACGAAGAGTTCCTAAAGCATCAACTTGACCTGTATATTCAGGAGTTTCAAAAGAAACTTTTACGTGACTTTGAGCACCAAGATTATAAATTTCATCAGGTTGAACGTCTCGAACTACTCGAATTATATTAGTAGAATCACTAAGATCACCGTAATGAAGTTTAATTCTATTAAAAATATGATCGATTCTATCAGTATTAATCATCGAAGAACGACGAATAATTCCATGAACTTCATATCCTTTATCTAAAAGAAATTCTGCAAGATAAGATCCATCTTGACCCGTAATACCCGTTATTAATGCTATTTTCATGTTTAGACTCACAAAGAATTTTCATTTAGAAATAAAAATAGTTCTTCATAATTTCTGGTTTCTTTATGAAATCTAAAAACTTTTTTATTTCTCTTTCCAAGAATAACGTCAGAAAATTGAGTTCTATTTTGAATAAACTCATCTCCAACAATTACTTGATTTGTATTGCAATAATACGCAGCTAAATCTCCAGGACTTGTACCAGTGTTTATAAAATTATCGGAATTATCTACTATCGTCAAAAATAATTTAACATCTAAAAATCCGACCATATCAATATAGGTTATGTATTCATTTTCAACAACAGGAAACTTAACAAGATCATTAATTATAACTAAATTAATTTTATTTTTTATATGAAAATTAATAACCTTAGCATATAAATCAAATTCAACACTCCCAAGTGCAAAATTTCCAGAAATTCCATTATTACCAACTAAGAATTCATTAATATCTTCCGATCTAAAATTTCTAGTCTTCCAACTATTTTTGACAAAAAACGTATTATATTTGCCAATATTTAAATTATCACACTTCGAGAACTTGGGATTCCATAAATCAAGATCATAATACTGAACTCCCTGTTCATAATATTTGCAAGATGGAAAATACCATTCCCCATCAACACCTTCAGCATACTTATATCCTGGACCAGGAGGCCATCCCAATTTCCAATGAAGATCTTTTCCAATTGGATATAAAATATTCCGAAACTCATACTTAGAAAACAATTCTTGATATAAGTCTTCATCAAAATTTCTAAGGGTGTACCAAAAAGCAATTCCTCTATCAGGAATTGACTGGAAATTATTTAAAAGAAGTTCAGTTTCTTGGCTATTTTTATAAGCCTTAGTTGTATCAATAAAATTTGTTAGGGTAACAAGAATATCTACATGAGGTTCGTAAAATACTTCTTGTCCAGGAAAACAAAATCCTATAATTGGTCTTTTTACATTTTTAAAAAACTCAATAAAAAGTTCATTAAAAAATGTTGGATAAAATCCATATTCAGTCCAAACATAATTAACCAAAGAATATTGTTCGGTATTAATACTATCTAAAATATTTTTAATTTCATCTAAATTTTTTACATTCAAATGTTTAATCACAATTTACCTCGACTGAATAAATATATTTTCTCGACCATCCGACCAAAAAATTTCATAATTTAAGTCTTCAATAAGAGAATTTAATTGTTCTAGACTGTGCCCACACTGTTCTATATTGTTTGGATTATATTCAAGTAAAATTTTTGGTCTGTATTTTTTTATTGTTTCAAATCCTCCTTTAATTATATCATATTCTGATCCTTCCGTGTCTATTTTGATTAAATCTATTCTTTTGTTAAGAAATAAACTGTCAATAGTAGTGGTTTTTACCGAATACTCATAAGAATCTTCTTTATTAAATCTCACGATATTTTTGCCAAGGGTATTAAGTCCTCTGTGAGAATGACATATATTTAAAATAGATTCTCCAACTTTATCTGATAATGCATATTCACTTATGAATACATTTTCTATATCATTGAGAATTAAATTTTCTCTAAGATTATCACAAGTCCAAGAGTCTGGTTCAAAACAAAACCAATGAGTAGTTGGATAAAATTTTGCTGCGAGTGAAAATGATCCATTATTTGCTCCAATATCCAAAATAACAAAATTATCTTGAATTTGATCTACAAATTTTTGAATTACATTTAGTTCCCAAACAAAATGCGTATCCCACTTACCATCTTTTGATGAATGAACCCAGGATGAATTTAGATATAAGCAGTTTTCAGATACTGGAATTTCAGTTCCATTTACATAAGGAAAACTAATACTATTTGTTGTCATAGATTTACAATAAAAATTGGTTCAATAACATATTTTTTATCATCAACAAATTTAACCTTTTCCCCATACTTTCCCATCAAGTAATCACAGACTTGAGGAGTAACTCTACTATCATTAAGAATGTAAACAGTATGTCCTCGATCTAGTAAATCAATACATAAACGATATTGCTGACTTTCAGTAAGAATATCAGTTCCTTTCTTGTAAGTGATATATTCAAAATAGAAAGGTTTTCTATCAGAATTCATTTTTTCATAATAATCGCAAATAAATCCTGCGTGTTGATTATTAATTTCATCAGTTACTGATCCTAAATTATACTCCAGTCCAACCCTTTTAGCAAATGCAGCAAAGGATCTATTATCCCTTGGAAGACAAGGACCACCATAACCAAATCCATATCCAAGATACTTTCTGCCAATTCTACTATCAGTTCCTACAGCACTCAGAACAGCAGAAACTTCATCCCCACAACCAGAATGATGAAGAACATCACCAAGCATATTTGCGTAACTAATTTTAGTCGTCAGGAAACAGTTAATTGCAATCTTAGTTATTTCTGCTGCGGTTGTTGACATCGTACATACTATTGCACGAGTAGTCTGGATTTTATCATACAACTTTTTAATCTCAGATACAATTCTGTCATTATCTTCAAAAGGATTTGTCCCCAAAAGAACCATATCAGCGGTACGAAGATCGTTAATAATAGATCCTTGTGCGATAAATTCTGGATTGTAGAAGACACTTACACAGGAAGGAAGTTGCTTTTTAAAGTTTTCACAGTCACCAGGATTAGTAGTACATCCAACAACAAAATATTTTTTCTTTGGATTTACTTCGATTTCTTCTTTAATATCTTCTACTACACTCCAAATAGCAGAAACATCATAAGAACCATCCTCAAGTGAAGGAGTTGCGACAAGTGTGTAAATTAAATCACACTCACGAATTACTTCTTTATTATCTGTAGTCGCTCTAAAGTTTTTAGCAACACGAAGAAGGTTTTCTACTTCTGGTTCATTTGTAGTGATCTTACGGTCATTTAGACCATTAACATAATCTTCTCTAATATCAGAAACTAAAACATCATATCCTGCTGCTTCACATAGAAGAGCAAAACAAATTCCAAGTCTCCCAGCTCCAATTACTCCAATCTTCATACTCATTCTCCTTTAAGTTTCGCTGTAATTAATAAATGCCATCCCAATTTTTTTTCTAAAACTTTAAACATCTCATCAGGCATAACTTCAAACCAAGGTTGTTTTATATATTTTCCTTCCTTGTATGGTTCAATTTGATAAGGAAAAATATGATCTCTTTCTATAGAAATTACATCAAAATCTTTTGAAAGTAAATCATAAATTTCTTCTTCAGTATATGTATAAGCAATAGGACATCCATATTGTGCTTCTGGTTGATCGAGTCCAATACTAATCATATAATTCTTCCAGGACTCAGATGCATACATCATCAACTTAAATACACCATCCTTACTCATATACTTACTAACTTCTTTGATTACTTTTTCGGGATGTGGAGTATGGTGGATTACTCCCCAAGAATAAACCAAATGATAATTTTCTTTCGGAAGAAAGTCAGAAAGATTTTCTGCATTTCCTTGATAAAATTCTCCCCGTTGATTATAAACTTCAAATCTCTTTTTTGCTAGTTCAAGGCTTTCCCCTGAAAGTTCTACCCCTGTATATTCTGCCCCATATCTAGCAAAATTAATTCCAGCAGTTGCTAGTCCACAACCTATTTCTAAAACTTTTTTTCCATTCCATTCATTAAATTTAGAAAAAGACTTTATATGAGGTTCTACAAAAAACTTTTTATTCTCTACTTCATCAAAGTATTCTTTTGAAGTGCGATTTTTTTTTAGAATGATTTACATTACAAGGTCTATTATCCCAAAAAGTTTTTACTTCTTCAATAGTAGGTTTCATAAATTTTTTTATTATTATTTTATTATACTAAAAAAGGAGAGTTTATGCAACTCTCCTATAGGTCTTTCATGCACGCCACCAATTCTTTGACTGGAAATTGGAAACCAGGCGGGAGAGAGTCCCATCCGCACCACTTGCTCTTTGAGGAAGCAAGAAACCAAACAGGGTCATATTTGACTCCACCAGTATAAGTTTTAAGTCATTCCAGGACTAAAGAAAAGTTGGGATAACTTTGATATCTCGGAAATACCAAAGAAAGCACATAGAAATAATACATCCCAAAGTTTAAGTTTAATCGCAAAAGGTACTGTGAGTAATCCCCCAACAACTTTTAACATTAAACCATATTTAAAATCTCCCCACAACATAGTTTGATAACCAATTATAAGGAGAAGGTTTCCAAGATATCGCAAGATACTTGTTTTTGACATTAGGGGTTTGCTCCCGACCAGTGCTGTTAAAGTCCATCCGTGACTATTTAACTAATTATGCAACCTCGACAGACTCAAGATCGGCAAGAACATATTCCATAAGCATTTCGTAGTCATCAAGAGGATCACCAGAGAACACTACACCTTCATTTTCATAGTAACGGCGAACCTTTTTGTAGAGTTTCGGGTTCTTTACATCAAGGTAGAAATCACCATTTGCTGCACCACGAAGGGTTTGAACGTCTTTCTTGAATTTAGAAGTGAGAGTCATTGTTTTGATTGTTGACCTTGTTATTATAGTGTGTTGATGTTTGAAAGTCAAGTAGGACGCTTTGGTAAGTGTCCAGTGCTCGTTGTCAGGATTGAACTGACCTCTGCCGATTTATGAGATCGGTCCCTTCAACCAGATGGGTAAACGAGCGTTAATAAACCAGCGTGTATTTTACGATGGCAGTTAGAGCATACTAAAATACACTTTTCAATCTCTTGTTGAATTTTAGTCCAAGAGTTTGCTTCAATCATTTTAGAAACTTGTTTTTCTTTTACAGAAGGGTCTAAATGATGATGATCCATACAGCAAGTTGGATGATACTCCCCACAAGCAGAACAAGGAGAATTTTCTTTTAACTCTTTTAAAAGTTTTCTATTTGTTTCTGCTCTTTTTTGTTTATTTGCATAGTGTCTTTCTTTGTACTCTGGATCATTTTTAAGTTTATCTCTTAGCCAGTTGCGTTGATACTCTCGTATTAAATCGCAATCTGCTGATGTTTTTCTTTTTCGTGGCATATTAAGTTGTATATAACTCATAACTATTTATTAAAGTTATGAGTAAGTAGGACCGCCGAGAATTGAACTCGGTTCTGCCGCTTATAAGGCGACGGCTTTAACCAATAAGCAACGGTCCCTTAAGACCAAATCATTTTAGGAGATTTGGAACCCTTCGTCAAGACCCTTCTTCGTGGTCTGTGTGAATCTTAACTATCTCTTCAAGATCCACATTTGCTTCGTTACATATACTAACCACTTCTTTGTAAGGAACCATTACTGCATTTCCGTGTTGACTTTTAATGAGTAGGGTTTCTCCGTTTTCTACTCTATTCATAAGATTATCAAAATCTGCTTGAAACTCTTCAATTGTAAAGGATGGAAGTTTTTCGATTTCTTGGTTCATTTTCATAAAGTGATTTTATGAGTCGGGGTGACTGGGATCGAACCAGTGTCTTCTTGCTCCCAAAGCAAGCCGTCTACCTCTGACTTACACCCCGGTTTACCATTATTTAGTTCGGTGTATAAACATAATACCAGCAAAAGGAACGATTGTCAACCCGCACCCGCAGAGGAAAAGGAAAAATGGATTTGCTGCGAGTGCTTCTACGATGTGGAAAATCATTACTATTTACTGATTATTTTATAATTCTGGGTTATAAATTTCTAATTTACTAAGAAATCTAGAAAGACATATTTCTTGTAATTCTGGAGCAGCATTTAAATGACAACCATCTAAAATAAAATCAAGGTTAGTTTGATATGTATTTGGATCTATAACTAAATCAGATAAGGAAATAAATGGAATTTTTTTTGTTTCACAATATTTTTCTAAATGAGAATTAAATGCCAAAGTTGCAATATTTCGATTTTCCATAGATCCATAAGTTGGAAAAACTGGATCATAAACAGAACCGCTAGCGTGAGGACCATTTATGAGAACTTTATATCCTCTTCGAATTATATATTCAATCATTTCAATATATTTTCCTGCAACTCGTATAGAAGATTCTTCAATGGATATATTTTCTATTTCTACTCTTTTTATAACATGAACACGTAAATCTATTTCCCCCAAAGAAAGTATAATTGCTGTTTTGGATGGATCATTCTGGTCTAAAATATCAAGAATTTTTGACTTGGTATTATTACTAGAAACATCTTTATTAATATTATACGCAAGTGCAGGTCCAATCCATTTTATTTCAATTTTATCTATATTTTTGTAGAAATAAGAATGAGAATCTCCCAAACTAATAATATTAGTTTTACCTAGTCTGTTGAGTATTTTTTCAACTATTAAATTAATGTTTGATTGACTCATTGTGGATATGCGTGATTAAGGGACCAAATGATTAACAATCCTATTATACCAAAAATTGTGAGTGCTGTATAGATGCGGTCATTCATCGTCTTCGTCCTCGTATGTAGAAGGTTCTTCAAAAAGTTCATTCATCTTTTGTTCTAAAACTCTTTTTAGTAGTTCCTCTAAATCTTCCTCTGTCATTTGTCCTTTAATAGTTCTTCTATCCTTTTACGCATATTGTTGCTGTCTTGTTTCATATAATCACGAAGAGAGTATCCACGTTGTCCTCTTAAGATACAAGTTCCCTGATAGAACATCGTGGCAGCAAAGACTAATAGAAAAACTATACCTATTAGTTCAAAGTGATTTTGAGCCATGGCAGTAAAGGTGGAATGACTCCAATCAGTCTCAGTAGTCCTTCAGCAAATAAAGCAAGAACCACCCAACCGACGCACATACTAATGATAGAAGCATTACGGTTGTGTCGTCGTATTGCTGCATCAATCATCTCCTGAACTTCTGAACGAGTAATAAATTCGTCTTGAGGTTCCATCACTTCTCATCTCCAAGAAATTTTGCAAGAGGATCTCTACGGGTTTTGACTATCTCAACTGCTCTTTTATAGAACATATTATCTGTATTACCAGAAGTCTCAAAAGTTTCTTTGATCTTCACCCAATTATTATAGGTGTGTTGATCCATTTTTTTGATTCGTAGTACTACTATATACTAGTTCTGGAACTTTCATCGTCAACATTTTGTGTTCAATACGTAACACTGTTGAAGAAATTATTAAATCTTAAGTAAAACGGAAAGGAGAGGATTCGAACCTCCGGAGGCTTTCACCTCTTTTGTTTTCAAGACAAACGCCTTAAACCACTCGGCCACCTTTCCAATATTAAGTCCTCAACGGACTTCAAAATCAAGTCGTCTTACTTTACGTTGACGACGTGCTTCTTGCCAAGCAATATCTTGAGAAGTTAACACACCTTTGTTTTGATTTTTCTTTAATGAGTTTAGCATAACAATTTGAGATAAGTCAAGTGCTGAAATCTTATCTCCACGAATTGTTGCCATATTTGAGCAACCACACGATATTGTTTTTGTTGGATGTCCTTCTAATTCCCTATTACAGGAACGACATCTAATTTTTAAGTTTTCCATAATTTCAATTATTCTTCAATTGTTTCTTCAACGATTTCTTGTTCTACTTCTTCTTGAACTTTCTTTGATGCAGTATCTGAAAATGAACGGAGCATCCAAACAAACTTGCCATGAGACTCCATTAAATCTTGAACAAGATTTGCCGTGGCATATGACTTTTGTTCCTCTGCTTCTTCAGATATTTTACTCATCATATCGCAGAAATCAATATTTGATTGAAGAAGATCGGAAATCATTGCTTCGGCATTCGCAGAACTTGATGCTTCTTTGATTTTAGAAACCTCAAGAACACGATTTAAACTACTCAAAGGTTTTACATTCAAGTATCTCATATGTTCTGAGAGTCTATCAATCTCTTCAAAGATAGTCTCATACTGACCACCAAAAAGAGTATGAAGTTGTTGAAAATCTTTTCCAACAACATTCCAGTGATAGACCCAAGTTTTATGAAATAGAACAAAAAGTGATGCCTGAGCATCACTTAAGAGTTTAAACAGTTTTTCCATTATACTCTTTTTCTAAGTATTTATCAAGTGGGCGATACTGGGTTCGAACCAGTGACCATCTCCGTGTAAAGGAGGCACTCTACCGCTGAGTTAATCGCCCTAGGTCTACCGGTCGGGAATCGAACCCGAACTCCAAGTGCATTGTCTGCCTGTCCTGACCACTAGACTACCGATAGATGAGGTAGGTGTTGAGAACTTTACCTATGTTCCCACTCTTTACTTCTTCCAGCCTTAACCAGAAGGGGTATTTGGCACCTACGAAGGTTTCCAGTAGCCGTTCTTATCTCCCATAAGGAAGATGTAGGTATCGAACCTACAAAGGACAGTCCCTAACGGAACTGCTGGGAATTCCACCCAGAACCAATTTGAAAGAATCGGACATTTCCAATCCTTTCAACTCCCCAACCTCGATTCGAACGAGGGACAGCAAAATTAACAGTTTTGAGTTCTACCACTGAACTATTGGGGAATAAGAACCCGAAGGTTCAGAGCGGATTAGGGGATTCGAACCCCTGACGAACTGCTTGGAAGGCAGCCATTCTACCACTGAATTAAATCCGCATGAGACAATCATGAACTATTTAAGTTTGATTGTCAAGTGCCCCTGGTAAGATTTGAACTTACACTGTATGGATTCTAAGTCCACCCTCTCTACCGTTGGAGTACAAGGGCTGGTGGCGGGGGGTGGAATCGAACCACCAACCTGGAGCTTATGAGACTCCTGTGCAACCACTACACTTCCCCACGATGATGGATTGAGTGTGGTACACCTCATAAGGATGTAACAGGGACTCAACCTCTAACAATTTATATATTAGAGCATTTTCCGTAATACGTCAAGCCCTATGTACCAATTCTGAATCTGTCCTACTGAAACAAATAATCTTTCCATTCAGAAACTTTTGTTTTCTGAAGATCAAGAACTATTCGGCTAATTGGAGATTCTGGTGTTCTCTTCAAAACCATATTAGTTTCTTTAAGAAGACTATTCCCCTTTTTAAGATTACAAGAAGTACAACAAGCAACTAGATTTTCCCAAGTATCTTGTCCACCTTTAGAACGAGGAACTACGTGATCAATTGTAAGATCATTTTTAGACCCACAATATTGACATTCGTGGTCATCCCGTTTATAGATGAGTGCTCTCGTTGGGTAATCGGATCTTCCATAGGAAAATGGAATTTTCACATAATTTACCAAACGAATAATTCTCTTGGAGATGAGTTTTGCTTTTTGTTTGAAGAGCAAAACAATTGCACGTTTCCAATTAGTGAAGTGTAGTGGTTCGTAAGAACTGTTCAGAACTAGTATAGTTGAATTTGGTTCTACTAATTCCATTTTCCTATCACACCTCTGTTGATATTTAGATTTGAAATGGCACCCTGAGAGGGATTTGAACCCCCGTCTTCTTCGTTCGTAGCGAAGCACTCTTCCACTGAGTTACCAGGGCAAGTATAGTATCCAAAACTTATAAATAGTTTAGGAGACTTTGAATAATAAAAATGCCGTCAAAAGAATGGTTATCAGATCCCAACAATCAAGAAAGAAGGAGGGAAGCAAGAAGAAAATGGTATGCCAATAACAAACCAAAATCCTGCGATAAAGTAAAAAAAAGAAAACAAGAATTACGAGAATGGTTTAGCAATTACAAACAACAATTAGAATGCGAAATGTGTGGAGAAAATCACCCAGCAACAATTCAATTTCACCATAAAAACCCAGAAGAAAAAGAGATAGAAATTTCTAAAACAATAAACCAAGGTTGGTCAAAAGAAAGAATAATGACTGAAATTAATAAGTGTCAAATTTTATGTGCTAATTGTCATTTCAAATTGCATTATAATTTGGCGAAGGGATAGGGACTTGAACCCTAACTAGAAATTTTGGAGATTTCCGTGCTACCAATTACACTATCCCAACATGGTGTCCGTGAGAGGATTCGAACCTCCAACAAATAGATCCTTAGTCTATTGCCTCTTCCATTGGGCTACACGGACAAGAAAGGGGATTGCTCCCCAGTTCGCTCAGAGTGCTATTGCTCAAACGGCAACAG